GCCCCGACGGTGTAACTCCAAAACTGGCCGAGTCCGCTTTGTGAGGCGCTACCTGCTGCAGCTTGAAGCGGTGCGTGTGCGAACGCGGGGGTCGCGTCTTGCTTCTTACTTCCGAAGAGTGCCATCGCTTGCGAGTCTCTCAAACTTGCAAGCGTGTGTCCACTAGGGTCAGCCGAAAGCCATCTGAGGTTTGGCTGATGCTTTCGGTCGTGATGTGAGCATGATTCCCCAGACTGAACATCGGGCGAGCTCTATCGGGCCCGGACTCTTCTGCGAGCTGAGCACGATCGCTCCGCCTGTTTTGACTGCTACTGCCCGAGCGAAGTGTTCCGAGAGTGCAAGGTCTCCAGTGTGGCGAACACGATCCTCAACGATCATCGCACGAGCTGCACCTGTCCACTTGATGAGTTCCGCATAGCCGACGATCGTCATTCTTCGGCGAAGGTCTGGGGGACAGTGGATCTCCAGTGATGGAGTGCACGCGAGCTTGACGGATGGGTCTGACATTCGAGTCACGACTTCGGCCCACATCTGTTGTGCGGACTCCACGACAAACTCGGTCGTCACGATCACGCGCGTCCCGTCGTACGCGCAACCAATCGCGACATAGCGTGATTCGTCTACTGATGAGTCAATGACGAGCCACTGGATCGGTGGCATCGGATCTACGCTCTTGCGATCGTTCCAGAGATTGATCGGTAGGTAACTGTTGGTGCTGTCTACCCATAAATTAAGGTGGCCTCGGATGAACGCTTGACGGTTCGGCGAGTCAAACGCAAGCTCTAACGCTTTCATCGTGATCGTCGTACCGAGTGCAGGGTTCGCCCATCCCCAATACTGCCGATCTTCCAGACTTACTCCGGGTGGCAGTGACCATTCGGCGAAGTACAGGGAGCCAGTTCGGCCTGAGTCAATCGCTGCCATCCCTTGCTCTCGAAGCTGTAAGAGTACCGATGAACCTTGGTCGCCAGCGGTGGAGAACATCATCATCATCGGATTCTTGACTGCGATCTGCGAAGGCCGTAAAGCTGTAAACACGACCTCGGGACTGATGTCCCAGAGCTCGTCAACGAGAATGACCGAGGCTGTCATTCCGTGAGCGTGAACTGATGCAGCGACGACCGAGATAGATGATCCGTCTGGGAAGTTGATGCGCTCGTCACCGTTCAGCAGACGAACTTTACATTCAACCTTTTGGTCAAGGTCTCGAACCAAGTCACGGAAGAGGGCCATGCTTCGGCGCTTTTGGTTGGCAACGATGACGATCGTCTGAGGCTCTTTTCGGATCGCTGCGTACTCGGTTGCCATGTAGCCGGCGACAGCCCTCATGACCAAGCTCTTGCCGTTCTGACGGGCCGTAGAGATGCACGCTTCACGGAAGATGAAGTCACCGTTCTCGTCCAGACTCAGAGCATCATTCACGACGCGCTTCTGCCACTCCATGAGATCAAGGTTGAGCACGCGCTTCGCCCACAAGGTCAGGGCAGGGCCGAAACTCTCGCCGGCATTTACAGGCGTGACTAGCCGTGGCTCGATCCTGCCCGATATCGGAATATCCGACTCCGATCCGCTCAGTCCCTGCTGGTTCTGACTGGTTGAGGGGATTTCCGAGTAGGGGCTCGGGGTAGAGGTTTTGACAGAAAAAGAAGTTTTTGTCGCATTGTTGCGATTTTGGATTCGTTGTGCTGTCTTTTGGTTGACGAATCGTGCTCCTCTTGAGGCGTTGCATGATGCGCATGAGGGGACGAGGTTGGCTCGGTCAAAGGGGTCGCCTCCACGATCAAGCTCTACGATGTGGTCTACTTGTGTGGCCTTAGTGCGCTTGCCTTTGAGCCTGCACCAGTGGCAGTCACCATCCTCCTCGAGAGTAAGCCGGCGTACTTCCTTCCATCTCTTGGTTCCGTAGATTGGGTTACCTGCCATGGAGCTCCATGCCGATGAGGCATCCGCACTTCTCTAGGTCTAGTCCTTTGATGACTCTCCAGCCTGTGTCTCTGCATTGTCCACAGGCTGAGTGATCTGCTACTTGAGTACGCGTAGGGACTATCTCATAGTCTTTGTTCTTTAGTTCTTGATATACATCGGGGTTATCCCCGTAGGGATTATCCCCACGAGGTGCGACCTGCGGTGATGTGTTTCTCACACCTTTATCCACACGCTGTGGAGTGTCGAAGACAAGGGTGTCATACTGCCACTTTCCGCCTTCATCTTGGTATCTTCGGCGCTTGATGTAGCCGGCGGACTCAAGCTCTGTCATGGCTGTCCTGATGGCATCTATTCCTTCGCGTTTAACGCTGGCGAGGTGTCGTGTGGAGGTTCGCCAGTTGTCAGGCTTTGACAGGACGAAGATGAGGACTGCTGTGGCCTTAAAGGTCAGACGCGAGTCTTCAATGATCTCGTTACGGATCTGAGTCCAGTTTGACTCTGGTCTGGGCGCTCGATAGATGCTCATACGATGTCTTCCAATGTGACGCGCTTGCCTTGGCGGTAGGTCTGATAGCCGGCGACAGTACCGTCCACGATGACCTTGACATAGCGGTCAAGATGCTGATCTTGGTTCAGAAGCGTCATAACGATAGATGGGTTGGTGTGCAGCTCTGACGCTTGGCTCTCGGTCAGTTTGCGAGGGTTGCCGACTCGATGCATGCAGATCACTTGATACTGGATCATCCGAGCCTCGTCCAGTTGTTCTCAATGAGGGTCTCGGCGTGGTTCACGCTTCGAGATAGGGCACTGATAAAGATGCCATCAATAGTTAAGTACTCCATGTTCTCGCCGATGGTACGAATTGCGAAAATGTAGACATAGTGGCGCTTCTCGTCTGAGATCCTGTAGAGGACTCTCATCGGTCGGATGGGTTGCATCCATTCACTCTGTTCGGGGCTCATTGGGTTGATTCTTTCTCTTGTAGGGACTTGAAATGTTTGAGTGTGGCGCTCGGTGGTGCAAGCTGTGAGATCGGCAGCAGGTTCGTGTCTAACGGGAAATATCGTCCGTTAGCGACCTCATTGCCGTCCGCATAGTGTCGCATCATTGGAGCGCCTTGTAGATGCTTCTGAGAGAGCCTCCAGAACTTGTCCCATGAGCATCCGCCGAGGAGGTAGATGGCCTCAGGTTTGCCGGCGACATATTGGAGATGGGTGAAGAAGTAGAAGTCTGATCTCTCAGTGTTTTCGGTACGCGATGCGACACTGACGCGATAATGCATCTCTGGGGCAGTTGAGACCTTCTGAGTTTTGACCTCAATCGTCTGGCCTGAGTAGAGCCTGACATCGGATGAGCGTCCTTCATTCTTGAACGCGAGGAGGTCGTTATTCCAGCAGTAGTCAATGAGTGCAGCTTCACCTAGAGCGCCCATCATCAACTGCTCATCGGAGTAGTGATCTCCTCGCTCACCGAAAGACTGATGATCGTCCATGAGGAGTTCAGCGTCAGAGATCAGCATCTCTGTGATCTGGACTCGAATCATCAGAACGCTTCTCCCTCGGTCATCTTCTTCGCTTTCAGATCGGCAACCAAAGACTCAAAAGCGAGACGACCAGACGGAACCTCGCCGGCATAACCGAGAGCCCTGAGTAGTCGCCTTTGACCTTCGGATGCTTCCCAAGGCTTGGCAGGCTTTGAAGTCTGCTCTTCCTTCTGCCGGTTGATCACTTCCTCCAGTGAGGCCATCTTGGGGAATGACATCATCAGTCCAGCCAAGCGTCCGAGACATGAGGTAGACGCGTTCATCTGCTCTGAATTGCGAGTGAAGGGCGTGAGGCCCGGGAAGATTTCAAAGCAGGTCGCTTGACATGGGAGCGGATCGTCTGGAGTACGCCATGCTTGCATGGTGACCGAGATGAAGGTCTTGTCGCCGATCGTCACGATCTCTGGGCGATGCTCCTTGATTCGAAGCTCGGGCCACTTTTCTAGTAGAGCTGCGAAGCGTGTCGGGACATCCACATAGTTACTCAAGTCCATAACGAATCGCCTCCTCGTACTTGTTGATCACGATGCTCAGGCTTGAATTGGCAAGCTCTGGATCTCTTGAGTCGTAATGATCAATGAGGTGATCGTAAAGATCAAGGCTCATAAAGCGCCAAAACTCGGCGCGCTTCTCTCGTAGTTTCAACCTGATCTCAAGATCGGCAATGTGCCTTTCTTGCTCTCTGATCGTCTGAATCATACCGTCGGGGTCGTTCATTGGATAATCCTTCCTAGTTGGATAATCCGACGATATCAGACGGGTGTGTCAGAGTGGAGCATCCCTCGGCGCTGATTCTCCGATGTGCCTCCCCAAATGCCCGGAAGGGCTCGGTACTCAAATGAGAGCGCATACTTGAGACAGTCGTCTATCACTGGACAACTCTCACAGACTGCGACAGCTCTCCGAAGGTGTTGCCATGCTTCAGCACCAACCTCAGGGAAGAACCAGTCAACGGGCAGATCACGACAAGCTGCTTCTTCTTGCCAGTTCAGCATGAGATGCTCCAAGGTTGCCATCCACACTTCCCAGCTTC